CCAAGCAGCGCGAGATCATGCGCCACATCTGCGGTGCGACCTCCCGCGGCGAGGAGCTGACCATGATGGAGCTTCACGGGAAGCTCTCGTACGGCAAGGCCGCGAGCCGGCAATCGGTGCAGTGCTCGATCAACTTTCTCCAGAAGCACGGCTTCCTGGTCAAGAAACACCGGGGCAGCAAATCCATGCTGCTGATGCCGACCGAGCTGGCGATGAGGAGGTTCCGGATCATTTCCTGAGCCGTTTCTCGTATCTTACTTCTTCTCTTTCTTACTTTCTTTCTTAAGAGACGAAAGACGACTCCAGGATTTGCAGTATAAGTCAGTTTTGACTTAGGATATTAGAATGACCGATGAAGACGATCCGGTAGTGGAACACGACCCGGAAGAGAAAGACACGGTCGAGGAGACCAAGACTGATGCTCCGGCAGCCGCTGCTCCGGGCGCCGCGGAGCCGTCTGTTGCGCCGAAGGGCCGTCGACTGACGCCTGCGGAATGGATCGAGATCATCAACCATCGCGAATACGACACGATGGCGACGAACGACATTTGCGCCAAATTCGGCATCACGGTTCAGGCGATCTCGTCGCACATCAAGAACGCGATCGATAGGGGCGCGAAGGCGACCTACGGCAAGAAGGGTTCCAAGAAGCATCTGCTCGCGGTTAGGGCCGCCCCGGCTGCCGTTGCTACGCCGGCGGCGGTGGACGACTTCGAGAGCAGACGCAAGGATCGTATCGAACGGTCAAAAGAGACGCTTTACCGCCAGTCGGAGGCGCTCCAGGCCATACACAACCAGGTTCTGAAGGAGATCATCGAATCAAAGGGCGCGATCAAGGCCTCCGATCGTCTCGCCGATCTCAAGGCAATCCGGGTCTCAGCGGCGATCATCTCTGAGACCGCCGACACCCGCTATCGCCTCCTCGACATCGACAAGGAGATCGATGAGCGCGCCATGCCGATCCTTCAATACGAGGATTTGAGCGACGAAGAAATCGAGGCAATGCGCGAAAAGGACGACGAGGACGAGGATGCCCTTGACCTCGACATCAGCGTCACCGACGAGGACGACATCGTCGAAACCTGATGCGCAAAGTCGTAAAGCTAAGACTGCACAAGGGCCAGCGCGAGGTCTTCGACGACAAACACCGGTTTCGGGTGGTCGTCGCGGGCCGGCGCTGGGGCAAGACGCAGCTCTCCAAGCTCACCATCTGCAAGCGGGCCTGTCTGCCCAAGCAGATCATCTGGTATGTCGCGCCGACCTATGCGATGGCGCGCGGCATTCTTTGGGATGAGCTGAAGGAGTCGATCCCGCGCGCCTGGGTCCATTCGATCAATGAAACCCGGATGACCATCCGGCTCCACAATGGCACCAGGATCGAGCTGAAGGGCGCCGACAAGCCGGACACCCTGCGCGGTATCGGTCTGCACCTGGTCATCGTCGACGAGGCCCAGGATATCCGGCCCGACACCTGGTACAAGGTTCTGCGACCGACGCTCGCCACCACCAAGGGCGAGGCGATCATCATCGGCACGCCCAAATCCTTCAACTGGCTCTACGACGTCTACATGCTGGGTCAGCGTGGCGTCACGTATGTCACCAAGAAGGGCAAGATCCTAGTAAACGCCTGGAAGAGTTGGCAGTTTCCGACCATTACCTCGCCGTTCATTCCCGCGGCCGAGATCGAGCAGGCGCGCCAGGACATGGACGAGCGCTCGTTCCGCCAGGAGTTCGAGGCGAGCTTCGAGACCATGTCCGGGCGCGTCTATTACGCCTTCGACCGCAAAATTCACGTCGGCAGTTTCCGCTTCAATCCGCGGCTCCCGATCTGGATCGGCCAGGACTTCAACATCGACCCCATGTCCTCTGTGATTATGCAGCCGCAGAAGAACGGCGAGGTCTGGATTATCGATGAGGCCATTCTCGCGGGCTCCAACACCACCGAGACAGCCGAGGAGCTGGCAAGGCGCTATTTCAAGTGGATGAAGAACATCACACTTTACCCCGACCCCGCCGGCGCGACAGGCACGACCAAAGGCCGCGGCAAGTCCGACCTCGACATTCTGCGCGAGAACGGCTTCGAGCGCATGAAATACCGTCGGAAGCATCCGAAGATCTCGGACCGGGTCAACTCCATGAACCGGATGTTCAAGGCCGGCGACGGCACGGTGCGGCTGCGGGTCGATCAGAACTGCAAGCACACGATCGCGGCGTTTGAGCAGACCATCTACAAGCCGGGCACTCGCGAGGTCGACAAGACTGGAGGCTGGGAGCATCCGGCCGACGGCGCCGGCTATTGCATTGAGCTTGAATTCCCCGTTGTCAAGGTGAAGATCCTTGGTCTGTCTGTTTGACCTTGATTATAAGTCAAAATTGACTTATATTTAGGGCCTCATGATTACGAACAAACAGCTCCTGGATTTCCTCGCGCGTCGGCATCCCGAATACGACGAGAATCTGCCGCATTGGAATTTCCTGGAACAGACCTATGACGGCGGTCGCGAGTGGTTTGGCAGTTGCGACGTCGCCGAGCCGCAGGAGAACCAGAACAGCAACATCTTCAGATACTTGAAGGAAGGCCCGAAGGAATACAAGGACCGCGTTCGCCGCGCCTATCGCTTCAATCACACCCGCGAGGTCACCGATCTCGTCCAGAAATACATCTTCAAGCCCGAGATCACCCGCGGCGACGACGCTCCCGCGGAAATTACAAGCTTCTGGGAAAACGTCACGCTCAGCGGGCTCGACATCTGTCAGTTCATGAAGATGGTGTCGACCAAGAGTTCGGTGCTCGGCAAGCCATGGGTCTTCACCGATACGACCAAGCCGAAGGGCGCAATCTCGGTCGCGGATGCAAAGGCGGTGGGCGCGCGCGTCTACGCCTATATCGTCAAGCCCCAGGATGTTCTCGATATCGGCTATTCCAAGGAAGGCGAGATCCTCTGGGTGTTGATCCGCACCTGGGTTCGCGACGACGAGAATCCGATCCTGGCGACGGGCGCCATCGAGCCGCATTATACCCTGTGGACGACCATGTCGGCCGAGACCTGGCGCATCGTCAAGAGCGGCACCGATGATGGCATGGTCGAAAGTCTGGGTCGTGTCGAACACAATCTGACCGTGGTTCCCGGCTTTCCGGTCGATCACGTCGTCAACGACAACCGCTATTATACGCCGGGCCTGATCGACGATATCGCCTATCTCGATCGGGCCGTCGCAAACTACCTGTCGAACCTGGACGCGATCATTCAGGACCAGACCTTTTCGCAGCTCGCAATTCCCGCCCAGGCGGTGATGCCGGGCAGCGACGAATACAATCAGCTCCAGGAGATGGGCACCAAGCGGATCTTCACCTACGACGGCGAGGGCAACGCGCAGCCGTTCTTCCTGTCGCCCGACCCGAAACAGGCCGGCGTCATTCTCACGGTGATCAACAAGATCATCGGCGAAATCTATCACACCGTCGGCATGGCTGGTGAGCGCACCAAGCAAGACAATGCCAGCGGTATCGACAATTCATCGGGCGTGGCCAAGGCATACGACTTTGAGCGGATGAACAGCCTTCTGACGTCGAAGGCCGATTCTCTCGAGGATGCCGAGAACAAGCTCGTGAATATGGTGCTGCGCTGGAATGGCAAACCTCCCTTACCCGCAGACCAGGAACTGGTCGAATACCCCGACACGTTCGACACTCGTTCCTTGTTCGACGAATTCACCGTAGCCGAGAGACTGGCTTTGGTGATGGCGCCGGACACGGTTCGCCAGGAGCAGATGAAGCAGGTCATCGACAAGCTCTTCCCGCGCCTGGCCAAGGACATCAAGGACAAGATGATGGCTGAGCTGAAGAGCTGGCCACCCGCACTTGATGCGACCATCACGACGACCTTCGGCGGCTCCGCACAGTCGGCGAAGTTCCCAACAACCGGCAAGAAGACCTCCGGCAATGCTCCTGCGACGCCTCCGGCGAAAAACGCGCAGACGGCAAATCGTCAGGGGCAGAACAACACCGGTGCCTAAAGACTCGGGTCATTCCGACCCAAAAGCAGGCCGAGAGACTGTGCCTGTTTCCACTTCGTAACCGAGAGACTGGTACGAACAATGAACGACCGACTGAAGAACACCACGATCGCCCCGATGCTCGCCGGCCCCGCGCCGCGCGACTACCTCAAGACCTATTCCGTCCAGAGCATGCGCTTGCTCGATGGCCCCGAAGATGACGCAGCAAAAGCCGCTGCCGCCGCCAAAGCCGCCGCCGATGCCGCTGCCGCCGATGCTGCGACGAAGGCCGCCGCTGATGCCGCTGCTGCTGCCGCGACCGCCGCGGAACAGGCCGCACTCGCCGAACGCCTGAAGGGCATGACTGACAATGAGGCCAAGCTGCTCAAGGAGCAGATGGCGACCAAGGCCAAGCTGAAAGCCGCCGAAGACGCTGCGACCAAGGCCCAGGATCTTCTGAAGGCATTCGAAGGTCTCGATCCGACCAAAGCCAAGGAGCTGCTCGAAGCAGCCAACAAGGCCGAGACCGCTCGCAAGGCAGCAGAAGAGGACAATCTCAAGAAGGCCGGCGAATGGGATCGACTCAAGGCCATGATGGCGGACCAGCACAAGACCGAGCTGGGCACCGTTCAGAGCCAGCTTACCGAAAAGGATGGCGCTCTCAATTCCGCACTCAAGACGATCAACGATCTGACCGTCGGCGCGGCGTTCTCCAATTCGTCCTTCATTCAGAACGAGACGGTGCTGACGCCCTCGATCGCACGCTCCGTCTACGAAGCCCATTTTGACGTCGCCAATGGCAAGGTCGTTGCTTTCGACAAGCCGCGCGGCGCCAAGGATCGCACCCAGATCGTCAACGCGTCCGGAGATCCGGTCGCGTTCGAGGATGCGATCAAGAAGATCGTCGAGACCAGCCCCGAGAAGGATCGCTTGCTGCGATCTGGAATCAAGGATGGGTTGGGTTCTCGGACGGTAGACTTGAGGCCCGGTCAGACCTCTGCCGCGAACCGGCAGAGCGATGGTCCGCGCGGATTGTCGCGAATTCAGGCGTCCATCGCTGGTGGCGCTTTGGCTTCGAAGAAGTAGGCCGGAAAATATAAGTCATTTTTGACTGACTTTTTCCTTGTGAAACAATGGATCGCCGCGTTACAATATTTAGAGGTCAATAGGAGACCATCGTTTCGCGGTGATCGTTCTCGAAGGAGCTAAGTCAAAATGCCGTTGCTGGTTACTGAAGCCAACAAGCTGTCGCAGAGTCAGCTTGAGCGTGGCGTGATCGAGGAGATCATCGATTACGAAGAGCTGTTTT